CGATGGTGGTGGCGCTGGCGGCGGTTTCGCTCTGCGTGGCTCGAGCAAGAACACCATATGCCTCATTGGTGCCCGTACCGGCAAGCACTTGGTTGTTCACTGCCACGGCGAAGCGGGCGGCGATGTGCTCGGAAACGAACTGCTCAAGGTTGGCGGCTTGGTCGCTCAAAAGTTCGTTCGACATCTTCATTGAGATGTTGTTGCGGTAGATGGTGATGGTCTTCGTGTTGGCGAAGTTTGGCTCGCTGAAGTTGGCGGCGCCTGACTCTGCGACATATGCGCTCGAGCTTTGTGTGCTCACGGCTGGAACGTCGATTTGGCGACGTGAGGTGGTGAGGCGCATGAGTGGAACTTGGCTGAGCAAGCTGAGCTCATCACGACGAGCGATGATGCGGTCGTAGAAATCCTTTGGTACCAAGTAGCCACCGTTGTTGTTCGTGCCTTCCACCAAAGTTGCTTTAGCAGCCACATGGTCGCCAGTGCGAATCCAGTGCTTCAAAGCCTCGGTTGGCTCATTGCTGAAGCCACGAGTGGTCACGCTCTTGGTTGATGGTGCGGCGATGACGCCACCCTGTACTGGCTCGCCGGCAAGCTCGCTGATGGCTTGCTTCACTGCGTCTTTAATGTCTGACATGGTGTCTGATTCCTTGCTGATAGATGTCTGATGTGTATCGTCAGGCTCTAGCGTTGCATCAGCATGGCTCGATGCGGTGCTCTCTTCGCTCTTGACTTCGGTAACGGTGCGTGGCTCTGCTGGCGTTGGGGTGAGGCTGATTTCACCGACAACCCAGCGCTTGAGCTCTCCGGCTTCACGTACCACGAGGTGCGACAGTGCGCCGGTTGACAAACCGAGTGCGCCGCTATCGACGAGCTTCATCACCTCTTTAGCGTACTTGTGTCGGCGATCAAGCTCAATCTCCACGTCAATGCCTTCATCGTCTGGCATCCACGCTTTGACCGTGCCAATCTGCGACTTGATACCGCCGAGGCTGTGGTCGTAGTACACTGGCATTCCGACGAAGCTACGGGTATCGCCGAGGTCGGTGTCACGGGTGAACGTGTCGCCCGCAAGGTCACGGCCACCGTAGATGATGCCTCGACCTTTGAGCGTGTAATCACCAATGGCTTTCACTGCGTTCATGATGCCCCCATCAGCTTGCGTGCGAAGGCCTTGACCTCGTCGCTCACTGCCTCTTCTGATTTCATCGTACGGGTGCTGTCAAGGGCATCGACGACCTCGGCAATTCCCTGCTCCATTTCGAGCTGTTCTTCGGCGTATTCCTCGCCGTGCTCTTCGTCGTCGTAGCCATCGTCGCCAAGCTCCACGCAGATGTGAAGCATCATCTTGAGTTGCTTGCGCATCGCACGGATGAGCTTCATATCCGCTTCGCTGTGACGCCGTGATGCCTTTGCTTCCATCTCGTCCTCCTCATCAATAATCGCTTGCGCCCAATCTCTTCCCTCGTCGCCTCCCCAGCCCATCCACGCTTGCCATCCCTTGCCTTGCTCATCCCACGTCGCACCCTCTTTGTCGACTTCGTGCCGTGCAAAGTAGGACAGCATCCGGCGCAAGGTTGCCACGCTGACGGGGCGGCGTTCTGCGAGTTGTCGTGCTCGTGCGAGTCCCACTAGCGTCATGCCTTGCTCACTTGGTGGTTTGCTGTCACGCACTTCGAGCGCCATGCGTGCATTGTCAGCGACGGCTTCTGGCGGAATGTGCGTGTCGCTCTCGGCTTTGTAGTCTTCATCGGCTGTGGCGATGGTCAGCGCGGTGTAGTACGCTTGTGCATCGTCTCGATCGTCGTAGCATTCGAGCGGTGTCATCGTGCCTTCTTTGAACACGCAGAATTGTCCATCTTGTTCCATCACTTGGTATGGCATTTAGCCCTCCATGTTCGCTATTGCTTGGCGCACAATGTCGTCAAGCAGTCCGGTCTGTGTCACCTCTTCGACAGCAATCTTGCCGGTCTTCCATCGCCCTTTGTGGATGTCGGCTTGTTGGTCACCAACGACGTATTGTGCGTAGGGTGCGTCACTATATAGCACAACGTTCTGCCCTTCATTGGCCACACGGTACGATGCCTGTAAGTTGGCGCTTCCTATCGTCTTTGCCGATGCACGCACGTACGGCACACGGATGTCACCACGCTTGATTGCTGCCATGACGAAGCGCCGTTGTCGCTCACTGACGAAACGCATCGCTCCCCGTGGTGGCGGTGGGATGTCGCGCTTGAGCACGGCCATAACCTCGGTAGCAAACGCTGTGGTTACCACTTCGCGTAAGTGCTGATAGGCATCGAGGCTGAACTTTGACAGCACTTTGATGTTGATGTCCATCGTTAATCCCTCCGTCGTACAGTGATGTAGGTTGAGCATCGGCAATTCGGGTGCGCTGGTGGACCATCGACGAGGTCAGCGGGCCACTCATCTTTTGGCGAGTTGTGCAATGGCCCACAGATAGGACATGCGAGTTCGTCGTTCTGCGTTGTCCAATACATCGTCGTCGTGATGCCGTTCTCGGTGAGGTAGGCTTGGTAATTGTCAACGGCTTGCGTTGATGCCCGCGTCATCTCGGTAATGGCAATCATCGACGCACGATATGGGTCAGCGACTGGGCGCAACATATCAGCGACGTCTTGGATGGTCATACCTGGCGTCTGACGATAGGCGTCAATCACTTGCTTGATGCGATCGGCAGTGGTTTGGTCAATTCGGTCGGTGGTGATTGGCACATAGTCCCCGAGCCAGTCATTGATGCGCCCACTGGCGACGGCTTCGTCAATCGGCACAAACTCCGCCCCCAACTCTGCAAAGCGTTGCTGGGCGTATCGGCTTAACTCTGCTTGCAGTGCTGGCGCAATGACGTCTTTCAGCGATGGGTCAACGGTCTTACCTTGCACAATCTGCCGTGCCCATGTGGCACCTCGCTTCTCCATCTCTTTGACGATGCGGTTGTAGAGGCGTCGCTCATCCGGTGTCATCTCCTCGGCTGCGGCTTTGATGACGTCGTACACATCATGCACCGTCATGCCGTCATGGAGTCGCACCATGATGCTCTTCACCTCATCTGCCGTTAAGACGTCGCTCTCGAAAGAACACGCAATGCTCTTTCCGGCTTTGATGCGACGCTCAAGTTTTTTTGCGAGCAGTGCATACTCCGCTTTGCGCTTGGTGGCGATGTTGTCGATTTCATCGGGCGCAATGTCTTGACCCGGTTGCGTCTCCTCGCTGACACCAGCGCTTGGCTCGTTGGGCGTGGCGTCGGGCGATGTTGGTGGCGTTGGCTCGGGCTCTGGTCCAAGCGCTTCCTCGATTTGGTCATAGCCCAAAATCTTCATGGCGCCACGCAGTGGCACACCGGCTTGGACCAGTTGAAGCAGTGAGCCAGCACGGTTTGCCTCATCGGCTTGCATGACGTCGAGCGCTTCGGGATTGAACTGCATTTCATAGTTGAGTGCATAGAGCAACTGGTTGTTGATGACCTGCTCATAGAGTGAGAGACGTGGGATGATGGTTTCACGCCAGAAGCTTTGTCGGTCGCTGTCGGCGGTGGCGAAGTTGGCAGCACTGGCCTCGAGCATGGTGCGTGGCACGCCGAGCGTCATGCTGACGGCAGTAATGGCACGTTCCTGCAACTCTGGTAAGAGTAGCGTGTTGATCGGCGGTGTGATCGTCGTGACTTTGAGGTCTGGGGCTCGCACGAACGCCGTGCGAAACGCATTGACGACACCTTGAAACCGCATTGACCATTCGCCTTGGAATCGTTTGAACTCTGCTTCATCCATGCTCTCCGGCAGATTCAGTACGGTGACTGGCTGTGCGCCACCTTCGAAAAATGCGCTCGTAAATCGCTCAAGGTAATGAGCGAGCTGGGCACTCTGCAACGCCACGCGCGCCGGTGCGAGCCCGGGTCCCACTTCGTCAGTCAGCGATGGCTCACGGAAATAGATGATTTCCTGCGTTGTCCATGGGCCATACTGTTTGCCTTGGATGCTCTGCTGAAACGTCACGCCAGCGAAGGGATTGCCGGGTTCGGCTTTGCTGGCGTCGAAGTGCACCGTCATGGACAATGGATTCAGAAATTGGAATCCCGTCAGCACTCTGCCACGGTACAACTTCAGCCAGTACGCAGCGCCGGTGAGTAAGAGGCTTCGCTCGGTGTCCTTCATCAGGTTAGATAGGTTCTGATTCCATGGCCACTCAACCTCGGCATCGTTACGAAAGAGTCGATACGGCACCGTGCTGATAGCGTCACAGCGCAGATTCACACTGCGGTACAGCATCGGCACAAGGCTGTATGCCTCGATCGTGCCGTTGACCGCTTCGCCGTTCTTGAGTTTGTCTACCCACCCGGGGTATCCGGTGATTGCCATTATGCCCACCCCCAATCTACTTTAGGTTTACTCATCATCGCGACTGCGCCCGATGCGGCGTCAACGTAGTCGTCATGCTGTCCCGAGGGAAATGCCACGACTTCGTCGAGAAAATGCTTCGTCCACTCCCCCGCAACGAGGCGCACTGCTCCAGCCTCGGCACGCGCTGCCCACGGCATCGCTCGGCTTTGCTTATCCTTGTCGACCTTGATGCCTCGAATGACGTGGCCAACGAGCGCAGGGTCTCGGCGCAGTTCCTGCACGACGGCTAAACCGTGCAACGCCTCTTCAATGCCGTGCTGAACGCGAGGCTCTGCCTTAAACGTCGTCAGCATGATGCGCCGGACATCGGGCCATTCTGCTTTCACGTGGATGCCAGCATCGAGGTACACAACGCCATCACGCCCAAGCGCCGCTTTGATGCTGGCGGTATAGTCAGCGCTGGTCTTGGTGGAGGTGGCAAGGTCCCAATAGCGGTACCACGTCAAATCATCGGGCGCACGGTCAACGGTGCTGAACCATTGGCGCTTAAACAACTGCCCGATCGGGTCAGTGAATTTGCCCTGCACTTCCTGCTGATACATCTCGCTCGTCATTGATTCCTTCAGCGTGGCAACGAAGTGGCTGGGCAAATATGGATTATCGGTCGTCGATGATTCGACGATGCTGTAATCATCGCCACCATACAGCCAGCGCTCATACAACCAATTCTTGCCACGTGGCGTTGTCGTGGCAATGGCTTTGCCGGGTTGATGCCGAAGCGTGGCGATGGCGATGGGCCAGATGTCAGCATCCATCATCGCCGCCTCATCAAGCCACAAAAATCCGACGTTGGCACCACGCAGACGGTCAGGGTTATCAGCACTGCGAAAGATGATGCGACGGTCACCGATGAGTTTGAGCTCAAGGTCTGACTTATTCCACGCCACGGCAATGCCCATCTGTGCAACCAGTGACAGCACCGTTTCCATGGCGCCGAGGCGCAGCATGGGATAGGTCGGCGCAATGATGAGCGACGTGGTGCCTGCGCTTTGGCGCAGTACCTCTATTGCTCCTGCTCTGGTCTTACCACTGCCACGACCGCCGACAAAGAGGCGGAAGCGATGCAGGTCACTCCAGAAGCGTTGTTGCGGTATTGTCTGCCGACTGTGCTTCACCGTCAGGCGCGGTGAGGTCGATGACGTAGTCGGTTGGTGCAGTGCTGGTAGTGACATGGTAACTTTCTCGGTATGTCGGGTCGAGTTGCTTGAGCTTAAACATCAGCAAAATATCACTTCCTGCTTCGATGCGCTCAAGCAGTATTGCCTCGAGGCGCACTTGCAGATTGCGCTTACCGATTTCATGCGCTCGGCGAAGTTCTTCAGCAAGATCGGGGCGAATCTTCATGTGGTGATGCAGTGTGCCCCAATGGATGCCAAGGTCTTTTGCTGACTGCGTCATGTTGCCAGTGACTTCCACTGCGCTGATGAACGCACGGAATTGCATTTCGGTGAGTGCCGTGATGCTCTTCTGTGGTCTCGGCATCGCTACACCACCGGTCGGTCAGTGATGAAGCGCAGAAGCATGTTGACAATCGCCAGTGCACCGGCAATCTGTCCGGTGTAGGCGCTGAACTCTGGCCACTGCGCCACAGTGCCAAGCACCATGACGAGCAAGGTCAAGGCGTTGACCCACAGCGTTTTCGATGTGTACCACGGTTTCGGTGTCATGGCTTAGCCTCCCATCAGATAGCGCACAACAAATGGGATGACGATGCTGGCAATAGCCAAGCCACCCCAAAGCTGTGCAATGCGTTGCTCGAGCACTTTGACGCGCTCATCAATCTCACGAAATTGTTTGTCGCCACTTTCCAAGCGACGGAGCACGGTGTCGATTTTCTCCTCAAGCCGTGCCAATTTAACTTCCATTGATTCGGTCATGATCCACCCATCCGCTGCTGCATATCACGACGCACCTGCGCCATGTCTATCTGAATCCCTGGGCATGTTTTCGGACTCGGCACCTCACGATGTCCCTTAAGCGTCTCTTTGCTTGGCACAATACCACGCCAACGGAACAGCGCTTCAACGGTGTCGTACACCAATGCGCGCTGTGCATCTGACCATGGCGCATAGTCGAAATACCCAACGACCTCGATGCCCCACGCCCATGAATTGGCGACAGTGGCGTGGATGCCCCGCTCATTCAGTGCGGTCATCTGCCAGATACCGTCATCAGCGGGGTTCGGTGCGCCAACGCAGAGAAAGAGATGCGGGCCCGAGTCCCAACCAAGCCCCTCATAGTACTGCTTTATGCCGGTCATCGTCTGTGCACCACGCCAGTGACGAGGCTCTGGGCGATACGTGTGATGAATGACTGCGCCCTTCGCCCAACTCGCAATGCTCGGGTCATAGTTGGCGAGATGCTCGGCAAGGTCGGCAGCACTGCGCCATTGTCGTAAGTCCCAGCGAAATGCGGAATCAGCCTTTGCAGTTTGCTTTGCTTTGGTCATGGTTTGTAGCCTTGTATGATGCGACGGTATGAACCGCCAAGCCCCGAACGCGTCGATGGTGTGTTGTAGATGAATTGCAGTTGCCCACGATCGACGGTGAGCCAACCGTGCAGACCTTCCATGACAATGATGCACGTCCATGGCGTCTTGTCGTTTCGGCGATACCAGACGTGGATACCAAAGACTTTGGGTCTGATGCGTGCATCGCTCATCGACGTCGCCCACTGCTGGCCAACGCTGTCGGTAATGAAGCAGGTCTGTGTGGGCAGATATGTGCCACCTGGGATATTAAGCGGTGTGTCGGACATCATGCACCTCCTCTGCTTTCATCGTACGCATGGTGTCAAGGATGATATTAGCGACGCAGTTTGTACGTCAGATAATCAGCGCCCTCGGCAACGTCACGCACAAAGACGTGGTCTTTGCTCGGGTCAACGACTAAGACACCGCACCCGCTATGCTCTGACGGTGGTAGTCCCAGTGCGTGACCATAGTGGTCATGGCGTTTGTAGGTGCCGGTGAGAATAGCGAGGCGATCACGCTGGCGCACCGTGAAATACCGTGCCAGCGTGGCGATGTGCGTATGACCACCAACGTACACATCGGCGTCAATATCCCGCGCTGCACGCTCAAGGCCATGCGTTGGATTGAGTATCGAATTGCCTCGCCACTTATGACGCACCGCATAGCGCAACCGTGATGCGCCAGCGCTAATGTCGAAGATAACTTGGTGCTGGTCGTACAGTACGGTGGGTCTGACGAGGTGACGCAGGAAGTCAATGCCCGCAAGGCTGTACGTCCAGTTGTCGTGGTTGCCAGCAACGACAACGAGC